GGAGTGCTGGTTCTTAAACTACCAGGGCAGCGAGTATAAGGACATTGGCGACATGCCAGAACATTTGGTACACTATTGCTTAGAGGGTTCAAAACATTCAGTGTTTGGGGAGGCAGCATTCTTATGATGAGATGTAAAGCCATTACTTTAAAAGGAACTTCTTGCTCAATTACTGAGCGTATTACTGATGAGGGGTTTTGTCATGTTCATGATCCTAATGGAGTATTTCAAAATCAACATCCAGATAACAAACGTTCTCATAAAAGAAAACTTTGGGAAGATCGTGTACGTGAACAGATTGCACAACAACTAGAAGCAGCTGGATTAACGGATGCAGTTAACATAGTAAGGAGTGGGCTATGATCATCGGACTAACAGGTTACGCACAGTCAGGTAAAGATACCGTGGCTAAGATCCTAGTAGAAAACTATGGGTATACCCGTGTAGCTTTTGCAGATAAGATCCGAGAGTTCTTATACGACATGAATCCTATGGTAGACAACGTTGCGTTTGAACCCATTTTCTTAAAAGACCGAGTAGATAGAGATGGTTGGGAAGTGGCTAAGAAAAACCCACACATTCGTCGTGCCTTACAGAACGCCGGTGTATCTGCACGTAAAGTCTTTGGTGAAGACTTTTGGGTAAACGAGGTGTTCAAGAACATTGATCCGGCAGATAACATTGTTATCACTGACGTTAGATTTACAAACGAAGCAGAGGCCATCAAGCTTATTACTAAGTTTACCGGACAACCATCACAAATCTGGCGTATCAAACGCCTTGGAGTAGACGCTGTTAATGCTCATGTATCTGAGTCACAGATGGATGACTATCCTGTAGATCAAATCTTTACTAACAACGGTTCTATAGAAGATCTAGAGTTAATGATTAAGACAAGAATGCAGGGGGTACTTTCACATGGCTAAACCATCAATTGATTATAATATATTAGAAGAGCTTCCAGAAAGATTCTGGGATAAAGTTAATAAAACAGATGACTGTTGGCTATGGACCGGTAAGATTGATGACGGGTATGGTCGGTTCTCTTATAAAGGAATACTGTACTTGGTTCACAGACTTGTAGTTGCTACACTAAAAGAACCTGTAGTACATGGTATGGTTATTGATCATATTTGTCGGGTGAGAAACTGTTGTAATCCTGATCATCTTCGTCAGGTAACTATTTCAGAGAACACTAAGAAACTTAAAAAACAAGAGGACCCAACAACTTGTGTGAATGGCCACCCTCTTTTTGGTGAGTCCGCACAGGTACATATTAGTGAACGACGTACCCGTCATGATGGAGACACCACATCCATTACTTGTAAGATTTGTAATTCAGTTCGTCGTTTAGAAAACGTATTAGAACCATCACGTTTGGACGAGCTGGTATGATGTGGTCGTGGGTACTGGCTTGCATAGGTGTGTTTGGCATCTACTTTGTTGGTAGAAAAACAGTCTGGGGTTGGCTAGTCCTATTAGCAAATGAAGTTATTTGGATTGTATACGCAGTGTCTACAAAGCAGTATGGTTTTATTGTGTCAGCTATAGCGTATGCTATCGTGTACGTCCGTTCATTTATTCACTGGAGACAAGACGCGTGAGTTTTACAGGAACACTTTTACCGTATCAAGTTGAGGCCGTAGAGGCTATGGTGGCACGCAAGAAGATGCTTGTAGCCTACGACCTTGGCTTGGGTAAAACTGTTCTGACTATTGCTGCTATTGAAGAGCTTAAAGATCTCAGTAAGATAACTGAGCCTGGTATTATTATTTGCCTATCCTCCTTGAAATATCAGTGGGCCGAACAGATTAGGAAATTTACAGATGACGCTGCAAACGTTATGGTCATTGATGGAACGCCAAAACAACGAGCCATCCAATACGGGGAAGCGGTCGACTGGGGGCATTCGCTCATTGATTACGTCGTTCTTAACTATGAGCAGGTTGTTAACGACTGGGACTATGTTCAGCATCTCGCAAGAGGATTCGTCGTCTGCGATGAAGCAACAGCTATCAAAAGCTTCAGATCAAAACGATCAAAGCAAGTAAAGAAGTTAACCAGCCCAGTTAAGTTTGCACTTACAGGTACACCTATAGAAAACGGTAAGCCTGAAGAACTCTACAGCATCATGCAGTTTGTAGATCAAAAGGTCCTGGGCAGGTTTGATTTGTTTGACAAGACGTTTATTGTTCGCAACCATTTTGGTGGCGTAGAAAAGTATAGAAACCTTCCTACATTAAACAAAGCTATGGCAGAAGCTAGTGTTCGTAAACGTCAACAGGATCCTGATGTAGCGCCTTATCTTCCAGACACTATCTTTGCTGAGCCTATCCGTGTTCCGTTTGATAACGCTGGAGCAAAGCTCTATAACATCATTGCCAGAGAGATCTTAGAAGACCTTGAGCAAGCTATAGATAACTACGGCTCATCATTTGACCTGTTCTCTCACTATACCGGGGAGAGCCAGAACGAGGCTGCCAATGCCCTCAAGGGTAAGATCATGTCTAAACTAACAGCATTAAGAATGCTTTGCGATGCCCCAGCTTTGCTTAGCCATTCAGCTGGTCGTTACCGTAAAGACGGAGACGCAGGTTCTAAGTACATAGCTGATCTAGATGAAGGTGGAAAGCTTGCTAGTCTAAAGGCTCATCCAAAAGCTGATGCATTGCGACGCTACGTGCAAGAGTTCCTAGATGTTAATGATCAGAATAAAGTTGTTATCTTTACAAGCTATGTCTATATGGTTAAGCTACTTGAAAGAAGTCTTGAAGAGTACCAGCCACAGATCTATACAGGAGAACTAGATGCTAAAGCCAAAGAGGTTGCTAAGGTTACTTTCCAAACTGACCCAAGTTGCCGTGTACTTATTAGTTCTGACGCCGGTGGCTATGGCGTGGATCTCCCTCAGGCTAACCTACTTATTAACTATGATCTTCCGTGGAACGCAGGTCTGGCGCTACAACGTAATGGGCGTATACGAAGGGCCTCTAGTACTTGGCCTTCAATTGTTATTCAAGACTTCTTAATGGAGGGGTCCATAGAGGAAAGACAGCACGACATGTTGCTTCAAAAGAATGCAGTAGCCGATGCGATTATGGATGGTGAGGGTATTAACTCTGCTGGGGGTGTGGAGTTAAACTTGGGAAGCCTTAAGGCGTTCTTACAGACTACTATGGTTTAAAATATTCTTTATGCCAAACGCACCTAAGACCCCAACCCGTACCATCCGGGTATCTAATGAGCTCTGGACCTCTGTCAAAGACAAGGCCGAGATCGATGGCCGTACTGTTACGGACGTAATCATCTCTGCCCTAAAAGAGTATGTGAAAGTGGATTTGCAAGACTAAAACATCTGTGCTATATTGTTTAATAGGGGGGTAAATATGCCAAATGTAATTGAAAGAAACTTGCCTAGTGAAGGCAATCCAATTGTAAGCAAGGTACGTAAGTATGTTAATTTACGTAGCCGCATAGAAGACCTGACTAAAGAACAGTCTAGTCTTAAGACGGAGCTATCAGATCTCGTTGATAACGAGGGTACTCCTGATGAGAAGGGCCATATCTGGTACTCGCTACCAGAAGAAGTAGATGGCTATCAATCCTTACAGCGTCAACGCCGTGTAACTCAAAAGCTTGATGAAGATACTGCTCGTGCAATCTTAAAGCAAAAGGGTCTTACTGACCGCTGCTATAAGCTTGTACCTGTTCTTGATGAAGCAGAGGTAATGGCTTGTCTATATGAAGATCTTCTTACAGAAGAGGAGATCGACTCTATGTTTCCTAAGTCTGTTAGCTACGCGTTCATTCCGAGCAAGTCATGACTAACCAGGATCCAGTAGACCGTATGTTTGCAGAGCTGGATGAGTTCTATCCAGGCTCTAAGAAGAAGCGTCGTCCTCTGAATCCTCAGGCTAAGAAACCTAGAGTAAAAAAAGAAGAAGGATCCTGGGACTCAGAGCCTCAGGTAAAGAAACTACCTAACGGAAGTGTGGTAGAATTATTTAGTGCAGGGGCTTTTGCTCTTGCGCTAGGTCGTCCACTAGTTACTATCAGACTTTGGGAACGCAAAGGTTATATACCACGTGCACCTTATCGTCTTAAGTCTATAGTAGTTGATGGTGTAAAGAAGCCAGGTTGGCGGATGTACAGCAGAGACATTGTGGAGGCGACTATAAAAGCTTTCGAAGCCCGTGTGCTTATGGAAGCTCCACGAATTGACTGGAACCGACATACAGATCTATCAATTGAATTGATGGAAACCTGGAGAAAGATTCACAGTCAAGAAACAAACTAATAACCATGATCCACTGATCCTATGAAAGAAGAAACCAATGACCACATCACTACGTATCAACAAGTCAGACGTTCCAAACGTTGACTCATACACAACAGCAGCATCTCTAGAAGCAGATGACCTGTTTATTGAAGAGGACGAAAACACATCCTCACCAACATCCTCCAGCATTCAGACTGGTTGGAGTGCAGCCAAGAAGGCTGTAGCTAAATCTACTAAATCATTTGCAACTGACTTCAAGTTTGATGAAGATGTTCAGCTTGTAAAGTTTATTTCCGACGAACCAATTGTGTTCATGCAACACTGGGTTAATCGACCAGGAAAGAAATCATTTATCAGTATTGGCGAAGGCGACCCACTTGTTGAAGTAGGTAGCATTCCATCACAGAAGTTCGCCTTTACAGTTCTAAATCTATCTGATGAAGAACCACAAGTTCAACTAATGATTGTTGGTGTACGTCTCTGTGGACAACTTGAGAAGCTTGCTTCTGATAAGAAGACAGCACCTCTCAATCGCCCAGACATGTACTACGCAGTAAGTAAGACTGGCACGGGGACCAAAACATCTTACAGCGTTGTACCTGTTAAAGAACGTGACCTTGCTGAGGAATGGGATATCGATCCTGTTGCTGCTGCTGAGTTAATCAAGACCCTAAAGCCACTCGGACCTGAAGCTCTCCATACTTCAACCAAGGCAGAGCTTGCGGAGATTGCTCGTGAAATCGCAGCCAACGGATAAGTAGTCCCATCTTGTTGAGGGAGCCGGGTTTTTGAACCTCCTTTCTACCGGCTCCCTTAACCAAACCTTAGGAGCGCAATGAATATCATTACAACATCTGAACAGTTACAGGATCTTGTGGACTACTACATGTCACAAGACGCTTTTGTATTTGACGTAGAAACCATGGGCGACCATCGTGGAGATCCACGACAGAACCAAGTCGTATGGATTGCTATGGCTACAACTGATCGTGTCGACGTTATTCCTATGGGTCATCCTAATGGAGAGTATCTTCGTACAGACTATCCTTTACTACCTTCTGCACAAGACCGCATCATTAAAGGTCTTCCTCTTCGTGCATCTGATTACAGTAAAGATGAGCGTAAAGCTACCAAAGTATTCGGAGCAGCTCCAGAGCAGCTTACTCCTGGAGAAGTATTTAAAGCCCTTAAGCCACTGTTCTTTAGTGACATGCTTAAGATTGGCCACAACTTAAAGTTTGATCTACAGAGCGTTACGAAGTATCTAGGGCAATTGCCTACAAAACCATATGCGTGCACCCTCAACGCAGCTTTTGTCCTAGATACTCGTAACAACCATAACTTAGGTCTTGATGATTGTTTGAAACGAGAGTTTGATTACCACATGGTCAAGGGTGTTGGCGCACAGATTGAGGTCCATACCTTTGATGACGTTGCTACCTATGCAGGGTTAGATGCAGAGTGGACCTGGAAGCTATGGAATAAGTATGCTCCTAAGTTAGAACGTGACAATGTTCTTGGCGTGTTTAAGCTTGAGATGGATGTGCTATATGTGATCTCTCGCATGGAGCTTCACGGCGCAGACATTGATGTTGAAGCTCTTAAAGTTCTTAAAGAAGATCTTGAGAACCAGCTAGAAGAAACTAAGGCAACTATCTATCGCTTGGCAGGAAAAGCATTTAATATCAACAGTGTACCTGAGAAACAAAAGCTATTGTTTTCTAGTAAGAAGGAGGGTGGTCGCGGACTTAAACCACGTGTACTCACCCCGAAGGGCGTCAAGAATGATGAGGCAGGTAATGACCTTGTCATCTCAGATTTCTCGGTATCTGAACCAGCAATTAAAGCATTCATGGGCAAGGATGCTCTGGTTGACGCCCTTCTTAATTATTCTGACCTAAATAAGTTACTGACTACTTATGTAATTCCCTACCTTGGTGGAGACATAACTAGGACAACTTCAGGCAAATCTAAAACAGTGGCTAAGAGAGCACTGTTATTGAACGGCAGGATCCATACAGATTTCATTCAGTATGGTGCGGAGACTGGACGTTTCTCTAGTCGTAATCCAAACCTACAGAACGTACCTAACCCACGCACACCTAATGGAAAAGCTATTAGAAATCTTTTTGTTCCACCAGAGGGTTACCAACTTGTTGTAGCTGACTACTCCCAGATCGAACCTCGCATTCTTTCCTCCTTTAGTGGTGACAGAGTGCTGTGTCAAAACTATCTAGACGGCGTAGACATTTACACAACTATTGGTGACACTGTTGGTGTAGACCGCAGTGGTGCTAAGACCCTTGTTCTAGGTATGATGTACGGTATTGGTCCTGAAAAGATTGCTACCTCTATCGGCGTGTCCGGTAAAGAAGCTCGTGACCTATTGGATAACTTCGCACGTAAGTTTCCTTCCATCACTAAGTACAAGCGTCAGGTTGTAGCAGAGACACGTAGACGTGGGCCTGTTCCTTACGCACTTACATATATGAACCGACGTCGTTACTTGCCAGACATGTTGTCTCGTGAGGTTGGAAAGCGTGCTGGAGCAGAGCGTCAGGCTTTTAATACTGTTATTCAAGGGTCAGCAGCAGATCTTATTAAGCTGGCTATGGTACGGGCAGAAGGCCTACTGCCAGACAAGGCTGCAATGATCCTTACTATTCACGATGAACTAGTAACAGTTGCGCCAAAGGAAGTAATCGAAGAGACAGCTGCAGCTATTCGTGAGGCTATGGAGGGCATCAAAGCTCTGTCAATACCTATGCTAGCAGATGTTAAAATAGTAGATAAATGGGGAGAGGCAAAAGACTAATGTTTAATCGAAAGAAGAAAAAGAAAAAGAGCCGTGTTGAGATTAAACATGTACCTCTTCCTATACTAATGCGTCAAGCTATATACGACTCTATGTTAGAGCCTGCAGAAGGTATAGCAGAAGCTTTAGGGTTACCTCCTATTTCTGATGAGGTATCTGAGATGGAAGAGCTAGAGAGTCAAAAGCGTTTAGAACGCTTTGCTAGTCTAATTCCTTTTATCGATTCCCATTCAGACTTAGCTTCTCGCATCACAGCTGCAGCTTATTTGCTAGATGATGATGACCAAGATCTAGATGTCTTAAAGCTTGGTGCTGATGTAGAAGAAAAGCTTGTAGATCTATTTAAACTTGTAGCGATATCTTCATCAGTATCCTGCATATCAACTCTTTTTAATTTAGGACTATTAGAATCAAAGGTGGAAACAGATGTCGAATAATGATTGGTGGGCTCGTAGATTAGGCGGTGGGTCAACACCTAGACAGGCAATGCCTCCTACAGGACCTGCTCCTCAGGTTCCATATGTACCTCCAACACAGCAACCTAATGTGCGTGTTGGATACAACGCAGAAACAGATCAGCTAGTTACTAAGGCGCAGAGCGCTAAGCGTTCTGATACGTGCCCTGACTGCGGATCAGGAAATTACTTTGCTCCACAAGGAACACAGCGCATGCGTTGCTATGACTGCGGTTACCCTATACAACAGACTGGTTCTGGTATTGCAGGTACCGGAGGCAGCAGCTCAGGGCCTACACAGAAAGCAATTCAAGTAGGGCAGTCAGGCGGATTTAACCCAACAACAATCGTAGATAGGATCGGATAATGGCAGTTATTAACTCAGAGGCATTAAAGATTGTTGCACAGCTGAACAAGAAGCTAGGGCAGAACACTGTGGTTGCTGCAAGTGAAGTGATCCTTTCTCCACGTATAACAACTGGTTCACTAACACTAGACGTTGTTCTAGGTGGTGGCTGGCCAATGAATCGTTGGGTAGAGCTTATTGGTGAGGCGTCTCATGGTAAGACTGCACTAGCTCTTCGCACGATTGCTGCTAACCAACAGGCCAATCCTGACTTCACTGCGGTGTGGATCGCTGCCGAAGATTTTGATTCAAAGTACGCCGAGCTCTGCGGTGTTATAACTGAGCGAGTTATTCTTGTAGAAACTAACAACATGGAGGACGCATATGAAGCGGTTATTAAGTTTATGGAAAGCAAAGCTGTGGATATGGTCGTTATTGATTCTCTTCCTGCCTTGGTTCCTGGAGCAGAAGATGAGAAAGAAATGGATGAATTCACCGTTGGACGAGGAGCTTTAATCACCAACAAGTTCTTCCGCAAGGTTGCGTCAGCAACAAAAAGAGATTTGATTGACTCAGAGCGCCCAGTATTGGGCATGATGATCAACCAATACCGTATGAAGATTGGCGTTATGCACGGCGATCCTCGTACAACTCCGGGTGGTCTTGGCAAAGACTATGCCTACAGCGTTCGTTGCGAAGTAAAGCGTGATGATTGGCTAGAGGTAGGCACTGGACAGGAGAAGCGCCGTGTGGGGCAAACAATCCGTGTCCGGACAATTAAGAACAAGACTTACCCGCCACAGCAAACAGCTTACCTCGACTTCTACTTTGCAGATGGGGGACCAGTTAACGCTGGAGGTTACGATTCCGGTAAGGAAATTGTTGCCCTATCCATCCTCAATGGCATCGTAGATCGTCGGGGTGGTTGGATGTACTATAATGATCGTAAGTGGCAAGGAGCTCAGGCTCTTATTGATTCACTTCGTGAGGAGATTGACCTTCGTGAAGAACTCACAAGGGCAGTAATGGACACTCTCAAGGGTGCACCAGTGCTGATGATTGAGCCTGACGATGAAGAGTGAAGGTCAGAAGCAATCTCTAAAGCATGAAAAGCGTTTAGAGAAGGTAACAGGTGGCAAGCGCAGTGCCGCCTCTGGTGCATTTTGGTCTCGTAAGGGGGACGTCAGAAGTGACGACCTTCTTATCGAGCACAAGTGGACCGGTAAGAAGTCGGTAACTATCAAGTCAGAAGTACTTGAAAAGATTACTAAGGAAGCAATACTTGATAGCAGAACTCCGGTTCTTGGTCTGCATCTTGATGGCGAAAACTATGTGGTACTACTAGAGGAGGATTTTTTTGAAATGCGTAATGCATTAAGAGGTGAGTAGTGCGATATAGTGATGATCCAGCTTGGACTTGGAGATACGAAGCAAAGTGTCGTGGAGAAGATACAGAGATGTTTTTTCCACCACGAGATAAAGCTTTGTACAAGCCAATTGCGGATAAAGCAAAGGCCATATGCTGGGGTAAGGATGGAAGGCCTCCTTGTCCAGTAAGAAAAGAATGTCTTAAAGAAGCAATATTAAACGATGAGTTGCATGGAATCTTTGGTGGGTTATCTCACCGAGAACGAAATGCAGCGCAGAGAAAAATTAAAAAGTTAGGTCTAACATTGGACCAGTGGCTCGACCTGGAGGGTAAGCATGGCAAAACCGACAACGATTCAGAGCAAGGATCTTAAAGCATTTCTTAATGCAAATAAAAGAGAGACTCGCTTGATGGGTGCCTTAGAGCGCCATGTTCTTTCTCAACCGTTTGATGACCGTGATCAGTCTTATATCCATCCCTCAGATATTATTAAGCCGGAGTGGTGTGCTGTTGCCCAATACCACGCTATCAAAGGTAACTATGTAGAGACAAGAGATAAGACAACGCTTCGCCTAGCATCTATCTTTGCTGAGGGGCATACGATCCACGCCAAGTGGCAGAAGTGGTTTGAGGATATGGGTGTCTTGTACGGCAAGTGGTACGACCCAGCTACTAAGACTCATACATGGGCTACGTCTAAAGACTTAGCAGGGCTTGCTAACAAAGAATATGCTGAAGTATCTCTTCGTAGCGATAAGCACATGATGCGTGGGCATGCTGATGGTTGGATCAAAGGTCTTGGAGATGACTGCCTGATTGAGATTAAGTCAATTGGTACAGGAACCATTCGTATGGAAATGCCTGCAATGATGTCTCAATACAACAATGATATTGATGTTGTATGGAAGAACATTCGTACACCGCTTCGCTCTCACCAGCTTCAAGGTCAGGTATACCTGCACCTATGCCACCTAATGTTGGCAGAAGGTTTGCTAGCTAGTGCTCCAGATGAGATTGTATTTATCTATGAGCTTAAAGCTAACCAAGAGTATAAAGAGTTTGTAGTAAAGTACAACCCAGAGTACACAGCTGAGATCTTTGACAAGGCTCGTGATGTAGCTTGGGCTGTAGAGAATAATCGTGAGCCAGTGTGCAATATCAACCCAGAAAAGGGTTGTAAGCGTTGCGCACCGTTTAGAAATGGGGAGCTATCAGATGAGCGTAAGTAAGCAAGTTGTTGATGCTTTAACAGAGCTGGGTTTTTCTTTGGCACCTAAGCCGGATGAAGCTATCCCACCACTGCCTAGAGACATAACAGATCTAGACGACGAAGGTCTTATGGATTTGTTTGTCCACCTAACTCAATGGAACGATCACTTAGCTGGAGCTTTAGCTATCTCTATTATTAATGAAAGAGAAGCCCAACGTGCTGTAGATCAGTACGAGGCTACCGGTATGCTTAAGGGTTGGACCGGAGGTAAGAACGATAGAGTTGCTTTGGCCAAGGCCACTATCGCAGCTACAGAAGAAATGCAAGAGCTTGTGCACGATTTGGATATTAAGTATGCGTTTCGTAAACTATTAGAGACCAAGACTCTTAATGTTGAAAGAGACAGTAACGTAGTATCTCGTGAGCTTACACGTCGCACATCAGCTGGAGAAGGATTACGATCACGACAACGGAGGTTTAACACATGACATGGGAACAACTATCATTATTTACAGATGAAGAGCTTGGCATTAAGACTGTAGCAAAGACGTGGAAGTATCGTGAAGAGGAGCTACGTCAGCAGATCGCAAAGGAAGTGTGGGAGGCAATCACAGGAGAGCCTCATGCCTAGTCAGAGTAGGAAACATCGTGGGTACAGATCACAAAAAGTTGTCGCAAACTACCTCGCAGAGAATGGGTTTCCATTTGCTGAGAGCACTGGTGCTGGTCGGAGTGGTACTGATGTTACTGGCACAATCGGAATTGATTGGGAAGTAAAGGCCCGTAAGGATTTCAACCCCAGTGCGGTTATAAAGCAGTTAAAGGAGCGACATAACGGGAAAGATCTACCTGTAGCTGTACTGCGCTTAAACGGGCAGGGAGAGGCCTCTATTGGGGAGTGGGTGACCATCCTACGACTAGAGGATTTTGTAGGGCTACTTAGGGCAGCG